CCGCAACGCATTGCGGTATTTGGCCAAGGCGCCACCGCCGCAAGTTATTCCCTGGACAAAGCGCAGGTACTTTCCGCGGTGGAAGCCGGCAACACGTATGGGTTTGGATCACCGATCCACCTTGCCGTCCAGCAACTTCTGCCGGCCAACGGTGACGGCGTGGGCATCGTGCCCGTGACCGTGTACCCGATGGAAGATGCCGGCGGCGCCATTGCGGCCACCGGTGACATCACGCCCAGTGGTGCCCAGACGGCGCTGGGATCATATCGGGTGGTAATCAACAACATCCAGTCCGAAGCGTTCACGATTGCGGCCGCGGCCACCGTGGCGCAGATCACCGCGGCCATGACCACGGCCATCAATGCCGTTCTGGACATGCCCGTTGTGGCCGTGGACAATTCCACGGACGTGGGTTTGACTTCCAAGTGGAAGGGCGCAAGCGCCAATGACATTTATGTGGAAGTGACCGGGCCCAGCCTTGGCACCATTTTCACCATCACCCAGCCCACCGGCGGCGCGACCAATCCGGACGTTGACACGCCCTTGGCGCTTATGGGCACTGTGTGGGAAACGCTTGGTTTGAATTGTCTGGACATTGCAGACACGGACACGCTTGACAAGTTTGAAGCGTTTGGCGTCACCCGGTATGATCCGCTTGTCCATCAGGAAATCAATTTTTACACTGGCAACACGGCGGCCACCGTATCCGCGGCCACCGCGGTTTCCAACGCCCGCAAGTCTGACCGTGTGAACGGCCAACTTGTGGCCCCCGGTTCCGTGGATCTGCCCTTTGTGGTTGCCGCCCGGCAGTTGGCCCGCGTTGCTTCTGTGGCCAAAAACAACCCGGCAAAGAACTACAACGGACAGCGTGCCACCGGCTTGACCCCGGGTGACGATGCGGACCAGTGGGACTACATTGCCCGCAATACCGCATTTTCCCAGGGATCTTCCACCATCGTGGTCCGGGACGGCGTGATTGAACTGGAAGACATCCGCACGTTTTACAACCCGGATGGTGACCCGTTCCCGGCCTATGAATGGCAGGTGGACAACTGCAAGCGCATGAATTACATCTATCAGGTGGCGCTGGAATTCACGCAAGACAAGTGGCGTGGCGCCCCCCTGATTCCGGATGATCAGCCCACCGTGAATGCGGCCGCCCGGAAGCCCAAAGACGCGGTGACGGCCATGTCCGCCATTGCAGACGGCGCCGCCGCGGAAGCATGGATTGCGGATGCGGCATTTGCCAAAGCAAACACCCAAGCGGCTATCACCGCCCCCAAACGGCTGGAAATTTCCCAAACCATCAAATTGGCCGGGAATAGCAACATCATTTCCATCACCGAAAATTGGGGATTCTTTTTCGGAGGTTAAACCACCATGGCACCTATTGGCGGAAGCATTGAAGCGGTAACCCTTGACGGCCGCACGTTCCCGGCCACCACGGACGCAGACGCCCAGATCAAACTGGGCGGCTGGGAAAATGAAGTCCAGGCCAACGGGGACGGGTCCACCCGTCTTGTGAAAACTCGCGTGCCCAATGGCATCACCGGTTTGGTTTTGTCCATTGATCAGAGCCGCGGGGATTCGGAATTTCTGCAAGACCTGCAAGACCTGAAAGGGTATTTTGCGGCGTCTCTCACGCTTGCCGGCGGATCCGTTTGGCAAGGCGTGATGCAAATCGTGGATGAAACGGTGTTCAACACCCAGGCATCAACGGCCAATGTGGCCGTGATGGGTGAAGGGCGCATGTCACGGCAGACCGTGACCGTATAATCCGGATATAACACGGCCGCGGGCGCCAGCCGTTTCCGCCGGTGCGGGAGATTGAAACCCGCCCGTTGTACCGGTTGGGGCGGCGGGCGCCCGCGGCCCGTGTTATAAATAATCAAAAAGGGGTTTCTAAAAAATGAGTGACAACAAAATGACATTGGAAGTGGCAAAGGCTGAATGTCAACGGTTTCTTGATGAGTGGGAAATTGAAGTCAACCTGAATGCCATGAATGACGACACCAAAGAAGATTTTGAAAGTTTTAAAATCCGGCTACAGAACGCCCTAAAGATGGGGCGGCTCACCATCAATGAAGAAGGTGACCCGATTTTAAAACTCCGGAAACCGGCCGGCACCCTTGAAGAAGTACATTTCCACATGCCGGACGCGCCGGTGTTCCGTGCGTTTGATGAATACAAAGAGGGGAAAAACGTGGCCAAGAGTTTCAACGTTATCGCCGCCATGTGCAAAATTGGCGTGGCAGAAGTCAACATGTTTGACGGGCGTGACCTGAAAATCTGCCAAAACATTTTTCAACTTTTTTTCGTATCGTAAAAATCCCGCTTGTCTGTGACGGGGCAGACGTGGGGGGTTTTGAATACGGTGAAGCGTTCATCCACATGATGACCGCAATACATTTGGAGTATAACAGTTTGCCGCCCGTATTAACGGCAAAGGACATAAAGTTTTTTTATAACCAGATCCGCCCGATGTTGCATCGGCAGACAAAACCAGAAGGGTGATCAATGGCAAGCCGTCTTTCAATTGAAGCAATATTCAAAGCCAAAGACCGGATGACGGCGCCCATCACCAAGATGCAAAACCGGGTTGGCAAATTCACCCGTTCAATTTCCAAGGGTATCAAGCGGGCCAATGCGGGCGTGGATAAACTTACCGGCAAGTTTCGGCAAATGCCGCTTGTGGGTGCCGCGTCCGTGGCCGGCTTGGGCTTTGCCATGAAAAATGTAATTGAAACGGGTGCCGAGTTTGACCGCACATTGACCGCGGCCACGGCCAAATTCCCCGGCAATATTGAACGCACTTCCGATGCGTTCAAAGCATTAAAAGCCCAAGCATTGGAAACGGGAAGTGCCACAGAATTCACGGCAACCCAAGCCGCCCAAGGTTTGAACTTCTTGGCGCTTGCGGGCTTTGATGCGCAACAATCCATTGCGGCGTTGCCCAAGGTGGTGGACCTTGCCACCGCGTCCCAGTTGGAACTTGGGGAAGCGTCTGACATTGCCACGGACACATTGGGTGCGTTCAACCTAATGACCAAAGACACCACAAAGTTGTCCGCCAATTTGTCCCGGGTCATGGATGTGATGGCCAAGACCACCACCCGGTCCAACACGGACATGGTGCAGATGTTTGAAGCTATCAAAGAGGGTGGCCCGGTGTTGTCCGGAATGGGCGGCAACATTGAAACGTTTGGCGCCATGGTCGGGAAACTTGCGGATGCGGGCATCAAGGGGACCAAAGCCGGGACCACATTGAAGAATGTATTTTTACGGCTGGCCGCACCTACCGGGGAAGCCGCGGGACTTGTGGAAAAATTCATTGGGAAGACCACGGACGCCGCGGGCAATCTGAAAGATCCTATAAAATTGCTGGGGATCCTGGAAAAGAATTTGGCCGGCAATGCCAACCGGGCCGCCATACTCAACAAGATATTTGGGAAAATCCCCATGGCCGGGGTGAATGTGTTGTTGGCCACCGGTGCCAAGAAGACCGCGGCGTTGCGGGATGAATTATTCAATGCGGACAAAGCAAGCATGAAAATGGCCAAGACCATGCGGGACACCGTACAAGGCCGCATTGCCGCGCTTAATTCCGCCATTGAAGGGATCAAGTTGGCTTTCTTTGATGCCATGGCCAAGCCGTTGACTGTGGTGATCAAACGGTTGACGGACTATTCCCGCCGGATCAAAGACGTGATCAATGCCAACCAACAATTGATCCAGACCCGCGTGGAACAATTTTTCACCGGCGTCTTGAAGTTCCTGAAATTCGTGGCCAAAAACCACAAAGTGATCATTGCCATGGCAAAGGGTTTGGCCATTGCGGTGGTTTCCCTGAAAGCCTTGAATGCGGTGTTGGCCGTGACCAATGTATTGATGCGGGCCAATCCTATGGTGTTGGTGGCCACTGGGGTGGTTGCCTTGGTGGCGGGAATCATTTTCCTGACAAAGAATTGGGACGCCATCCGTGCCCGGTTTGCCGCGGCACCTATGGAAATGCAACCGCTACTTGACACCTTCAAGAAGTTTGGGGACTTCATTTCCCGGGTGGTGAACTTTGCCGCCCGCAAACTGCCGGAACTGTGGGAACGGTTCCAGCCCGTCATTTTAAAATTGATTGGCGCTTTCAATGCTTTACCCGGTCCCATTAAACGTGCGGTGGCGTTGATTGTGGGCGGACCCGTGGCCGGCTTGATTCTTGCCGCGGAACAAATCATCAACCATTGGGACAAGATTGCACCCGCGGTGAAGGTGGTGGCCCGCATCATCATTGGCGCCATGGAAGGTGTCTTGAAAGTCATCACCAAAGTGTTGGAAGGCATTGACTTGGTTTCCCGTATTGGTGGCGCGGCGTTCCGTGGGATCACCGGCCGCCGGGAACCGCAAGGCCAAAAGATCAAAGACCATGGGCGCACCGTAACCGCGCCGGAAATCATGGCGCCAAGTGAACGTGTTGAACGCGCCATCACGGAAAGCCGTGAAACGTCCACGGCGCGGATTGAAGTGGCACCGGAAGCGGGTGCCACGGCTACCATGCCCAAGAAGCCCAAAGGGCGTGTGGAAGTGGTCTTGGAACCATCGGGGAATTTTTAAATGGCTTGGGATGACAGATTGCAAGAAGGGGCGTATATAGCGCCAAGCGGGGTGCGTTTCCCGTTTCAATATGAAGATGTGTCCAAGTCATCCACCAAGCGCACGTCTGAATTCAACTTCCCGGATGTGGACGGCACATATGTCCAAGACAACGGGGCAAGCGGCCGGCGCTATCCGTTGCGGATATTCTTTTGGGGTGCCAACCACGATCAAGAAGCGGACAGCTTTGAAGAAGCCTTGCGGGAACGCGGGCGCGGGCGGCTGGAACATCCCCGGTATGGGACCGTTGTGGTGGTCCCGTTTGGCGATATTAACCAACGGGATGACTTAAAGACCGCGGCAAACCAGTCCGTTCTGGAAGTCACCTTCTTTGAAACCATTGACTTGTTTTTCCCGGTGGGCCAAACGGATCCGGCGTCCGTGGTGTTGGCTTCCGTGGACGCATACCGCAACACGGCGCCGGAACAATATACCATCCTTTACCGGCTGGATGACCCGGTGTTGGAATCCAGCTTAAAAAATGAATACTTGCGGGCACTGGACGTGACCAATTCCGGATTGGCGGATGTGGTGGCGGACCAATCGCAGACCATTCAAAGCCGCTTTGATGACATTTTCACGTCCATCACATCTTCCATTGATTTGCTTGTGGGGGATCCGTTGACATTGGTGGGCCAAACAATTCAGTTTGTGGGCACTGTGGCCGCGGGTTTGCAGAATATCGCCGGCCGTCTTGTGGGATATGGTGCAATAATCACGGCCATCATCACCGGGGATGACGCGGTTGCGGTCCCGGACAATGACGGCCGCAACGCTAATGACTTTTATACGCGGGCACTGTTTGCCATGACGGCAAATCTGGGGCAAGTGGAATCGACCATCAACACCACATTCAACACCAAGACCGAAGCATTGACCGCGGCGGAAATCATCTTGGATGCGTCCCGGGAAATCACGGACTGGCTAGATGACAATTATGAATCCCTTGAAGAAATAGACACCGGGGAAATCTATCAAGCCTATCAAGAAGCGGTTTCAGTTTGTGCCGGTTTCCTGGTAGAGATTTCATTCAGTTTGAAGCAAGAACGCACGGTCATCCTTGACCGGCCGCGGTCCCTGCATGACTGGGCGGCGGAAGTGTATGGCAAGATTGATGATGACACCTTAAATTTCATCATCAATTCCAATTCATTGACGGGTGATGAAATCATTGAATTGCCACGGGGGCGCCGCCTTGTCTATTTCATTTAGTACCAAACAGGGGGACACCTTTGAATCCGTGGCCCGGCGGGTATACGGCCAAGCGGAACTTGCGTATTTGATTGTGGCGGCCAACACCGGCGCGGTGGAACCGTTCCGGGACGGGGAAATTTTAACGGTCCCATTTGATCCGTTTGGCCCACAAGAGTCTGAAACGCAAGTCCCGGCCGCGGATGAAAATGAAGTGTCAATCCAGATTGAAGGGGAACGGTTCCGCTTCTGGACGGATGTGTCCATCACAAGCAATTTGGATTCCATTTCCACCATCGTCATCAATGCCCCGTTTGATTCTAGTGCGCCGGGCTTCCAAGAAACGTTCAAGCCGTTCACCTATAAACGGTTGAAAGTCTTTGTCAACGGTTTCACGTTTTTCAATGGCACCGTGTTGGTGCCGCTTCCGTCCCTGGACGCGGGATCCAAAACGTTAAACCTTGCGGGATATGCGCGGCCGGGCGTGTTGTATGATTGCACCCCGCCGCCCGGGGCGTACCCGCTGGAATTTTCTAACCGTAACTTGCAGACCATAGCGGAAACGGTGGCGGGTTGGTTTGGGATCCGTGTGGTTTTCCAGGATGACGCGGGCCCGGCGTTTGCCAAAGTGGGTTTTGATTCCGGCCAATCGTGCGGGGATTTCCTGTCAGATCTTGCGCGTCAACGCAACCTTGTTATCACCAACAACATCTTGGGTGAAATGCTTTT